TAAAGCAGCAACAGAGGCGATTGCAGAAGCACTTCCAGGAATGATGGATTCTGCCCTACCTGAACTTCCTTCTGCTACTGGCGGCACTATTCCTTCTACAGGTGGTGTTGCTCTTCCCTTTTGATCTCTCATTATGAAAAAAATTATTGCGTCCCTGGTTGCTGCGGCAGCGGTTGCCCTGCCTGCCCTTTCAGACCCCCTAAAAGATAACGAATACTATAGTAACCATTCTATGGGGTGCATGTTACTTCGAGAGTGTACCGATGGAGTCAACAAAGTCTCTAGTCTTTTGGATATTTCTAGTGAGTATCCCAATACTGACGATTTTTATCCTGTTGCTATCGAATTCAACAATATGCTTGTCGCCCTTAATCGGGTCGGAGTTAACGTGTTTTTAGCAGATGAAAAATATTTCCCCGTTGGTCATCGTGGAGTTTATCATACTGTAGGTAATAATTTCTTTTTGAATAGGGCGTTTATGAAACGCCCTGGTGTACTGATGAGTGTGATGCGTCATGAAGGATGGCATGCTGCACAGGATTGTATGGCAGGCACGATTAAAAACAATATGATTGCTATCATTCATAATGAGGATGATGTTCCTGAGATGTGGCAGGAGATGGCACGGAGAGCATACGCATTCCAACCCTCTGCTATTCCCTGGGAGAAAGAAGCAACCTGGGCAGGTAGAACTGAAGGCATGACTTTAAAGGCACTTCAGTCTTGTGCTGCAGGAACTATGTGGTCTGATTATGATCCTACACCAATGACCCGTGAATGGTTGGTAGAAAATGGTTTCCTGTCTAAATAATACCAGTCCAGAAGCATATAGGACTAAACCACCCAAGACAAATTCTTTGAACCAATCCTTTAAGTCTTACGATGTAGGGTTTGTTGTTGGAAAACAAGTATTCACATATGACATCTTTAACTAGGGATGTATTAATAAAGTCCATTGTTGCCGATGAAATGGTCGGTGCCGGAGGGACAGAGTACATCAACCATTTAAAAAATGCATATCATAGGTGGGAGCATGAATCAAGCGATGCTCTTTGTAAAAGATACAACAGCATCAAACATACTAACATCACAGTAGAAAACCTTAATCCCTAAATAAAGGAGCCTCTGCTGGTGACTCATGTCTGAAGAAGTAAAGAAGGAAGAACCTAAAAAGAAAGGTCCTCTTGGCAGACTCAAAGATAAAGTTGAAGATGCCGATGAACAACTAGCGGTCCTCAGTACATTAGTAAGACTGGGTATTCTAGTTTGGTCTGGTGGTATTCTTACTCTTAACTATGTGACTATCCCTGGATTGCCACAGCAGAAGATCGATCCGACTTTCATAGCCAGCGTGTTCACTGGGGTTTTAGCTACGTTCGGGGTTCAGACGGCGAAGAAGTCTGGCGATGGCACTATGAAGATGAATGGTGCTAATGGTGCTGCTGCTGGTGGTCCTGGTAGTATTACAAAAGCAGACCTTGAAAGACTGATTGCTGCTGCAAAAGAAACGGCACCCGCTCAAACAATTAGAGTGGAGCAAGGACCAATCAAAATCGTTACAGACTCAGAACAGCCTCCATATAAAATGTGATATGAAACCTTACCTCAAGTGGACTGCCATTAGTGTTGGTAGCATAGTAGCAATCGCACATATAGGTGTGCTGGGACATTTAGTCAGAAGAGAACCTAATAGAGTTCAGGTTCCGACTATTAACATCCCACGCGGCACTCCGTATTCCTCATATAAGATAGAGGCAGGTAAGGATGGATATATAATCGAATATAGAGCGAACGACCCTAAAATTCTTGAGTCACAAAGATCATTAGATTTAGACAAATCTAGGTCTGGTTTCTTTGGTAGTAACAGTTCTGAAGTTAGATCAGAGTTTCGCCACGATCAATACACAATGGAAGGAACCCGTAATATGGGAGGAGGTGAAATAGGTGAATTGGGAAAGAGCGGAGGTGTAAGCGCAGAGTGTATCGCGGCGGACGCTGGAGCACGGTCACAAGGTGCAATGGCAGGAACTAGTGTTGCTGCTGGAGTTCTTGTTCCTGCAGTATCAAGCGTACCTTATATTGGATGGTTAGCATCTGGTTGGGCTTTATTGTTAGGACAGAACATTGGGTCTGCTGCAGGATCACAAGTAAATTCATTTATTAGTGATTGTTAATGGAAAAGGATGCTATCAATTTAACTCTTATACATGAGTGGATGACAGTATCTGATGCTAAACTATTACTTCATCATCAATATATGAGAGTAAGATCTCATAAAAAATATGGTGGATGGAAGACAGTTCAGACTCTTATGAATATTGCCTATGGCATTTATCAAAGAGAGTCTGAAGAATTTTTAAGAGCTAGATTAGATCTTATTAAGTCAGAAATAAAATCTAAATAACTAAGAAGTAGAAATAGGTTTCCCATGTACAGGGAACCACATTTACAGAAGAAGTCGGATGAGTGTGCTGCTTTGTGGAGGGAGTGGCATACTTTGTGGCGAAAAAAGCAATAGGTGCCCCAGATGCAAGAGTAGAATGGGGCAAATGTGTTACGGAATTTGGGGAAATGATTAGTCAGGAAGTCAAAACAAATCCCCGTTACAATTCAATGAGGAAGATATAGATAGTGTAGTTGCGTAAACTTTATGAAGTTTATTTTCGCATTCATCGCCACATTATTCCTTGTTGCTCCCGCATGGGCAGTTGATGTTAAGATGGGATCTGGAGGAAACTTAGCGTTTGATCCTGCTGAAGTTACAATTAGTGCTGGCGAATCAGTTCATTTTATTAACAATATGCTTCCACCACACAATGTCATTGTGGAAGACCATCCAGAATTAAGTCATGATGCCTTAGCAATGTCACCAGGTGAAGACTTTGAAGTTGCTTTTCCTGAGTCCGGTGATTATACTTACTACTGTGGCCCACACAGAGGTGCGGGTATGACCGGTACAGTACATGTTGAATAATGAAAAAACTCAATGAAGTTACTCTGAATATCACAGTAGCAATCATTGATTTCTTATATCAAGGCAGAGACTATCAACGCTTTTGGGTGCTTGAAGAAATTGCTAGGGCACCCTACTTCGCGTTCTTAAGTGTTCTACACTTGAGAGAATCTATGGGATTGCGTGGTCCAGAACACCTTTATCTGATGGAGGAACATTTTGCTCAAACTCTTAACGAAACAGAACATCTGGAGTACATGGAATCTAGGGGCGGTTCTGCTTATTGGGTGGATCGCGCTTTCGCCAGACACCTGGTACTTATCTACTATTGGATCAACGTGGTTTATTATTGGGTGGCTCCTAGGTCTGCTTACCATCTCTCCTACGAAGTAGAGATTCATGCAGCACATACATATGAAAAGTTCTTAGAAACTAATAAAGATGATGAACGTATTGTAGAAATTATGAACGATGAATTAGAACATGCTAGAGAATTATTAAATGCAATAGAGTTAATCAAATGAACCAATCACTCATTTTAATAGCATGTTTTTTACCTCTAGGTATTATCTACATAGTAATGAAACTTGCCGTATGGCTCTCTGTCGTAAATGATGAATCCAAATATGTCAGAAAAGAACCTCTACGAAAACGAGGACCCTATGTGGCAAATCCATATGAGGACGTTGACGCAGAGGAAGAAGAGTTTACAAGTCGCACAGATTATAGATGACGCCCTGCATCAATATTATGTTGTAGAACGCGGCAAACCTGTCCCCAATTGGAGATACATTAAGGATCAGGACTGGTGGATAGAGTATCTCAAAACATTAAACATTGACCCAAGAAACCCATGAAAGTTGGTATTATCGGATTAGGAAGAATGGGCGAGGGTATGTCTCGCCGTATGATGAAAGCAGGTATTGAGGTTTGGGGTTACAGACGCAATTACCAGAAAGCAGAAGAAGCATTTGAAAAAGGTTATGTAAGTGGAGTTACTACCACTATTGAAAACCTTGTGACACAAGTGCATCATCAAGATACTCAAGTTGGTAAATGTCCTGGTATTTTTCAACTTGTTATTCCCGCAGAATTAGTAGAGGAGACACTAGATGAGTTATTACCATTACTTGGCGACGGGGATATTATTATTGATCATGGCAATAGCAACTTTAAGGATTCTAGACGGAGAGCAGAAAGGCTTTCTAAGTATGGTATCCAATATATTGACTGCGGTACTTCTGGTGGAGTTTACGGTTTGGACCGTGGATACTGTCTTATGGTTGGCGGTGCAGATTACGCAGTATCTACCTGTGCCCCCATTTTCAGGGCCCTTGCGCCAGGCATTGCCTCTGCACCCCGCACGGATCCTTACACAAACGCAACATCTGCTGAGTACGGTTGGTTACACTGTGGTGGACCAGGTGCAGGACACTTTGTCAAAATGGTCCATAATGGTGTAGAATATGGAATCATGCAAGCGTATGCCGAAGGGTTTAACATTTTACATCATGGTGACCTTGGTTCCAAATATGTTAAGGAAGGGGATGCTGAGGTTGCTCCGATGGAAAATCCGGCAGACTATCAATATGATATTGACACTGTTGA